TTGAACGTGGTGTTCTTCGACTTTCTCCTACTCTTGCTAGTCATCAAAGCAAATTCGACGCTGTTGTCTCTTTTGCGTACAACGCAGGTTTAGGGAATTACCAAAGGTCAACCATTCGCATGAAGGTCAATCGTGGTGATTGGGATGGGGCTGCTGAAGCCTTTATGTCATGGACTAAAGCAGGTGGCAAGGAAGTCTCAGGTCTTGTCAAAAGACGCAAAGCAGAAGTGGCTTTGTTCTTATCTTAAATATAATTGTCATAAATCTTGTATAAGGTGTTGAAATGCCTAACATTCCTACGCCAGAACAAGCAGAACTTTTCGCACAAAGTGTCAGAAAATGGCAGCAAGTGCTGAGTTTGGGTGATTGGAGAATTGAGAAGGGCATCAAGCCAGCCAAGGCAGCAATGGCTTCTGTTGAGTTTACCCCTGCTGCAAGACTTGCTGTTTATCGTCTGGGTGACTTTGGTGCTGAAAAGATTACACCAGATTCACTAGATAAAACTGCACTACATGAGTTACTTCATATATTTCTATATGACTTACTTTGTACGGCTACCGATGTGAAATCGTCAGATGAGGACAGAGAAATGCAAGAGCATCGAATAATCAATACGCTAGAACACCTTTTGACCAAGGACTCCAATGGGCGCACATAATGAAACCTGTACCGACATGGAGTTTATCCAGTTATGGGGTCAACTTCAATCTGCACAAAGAATGGCAGAACACCTTGGTATAAATAATAGGGCAGTCCATTTACGCAGAAGGTGGATTGAAAAAGAATACAACATGACCCTCAATGCAAAAGACCATCGAGGTGATTTGTATAACAAAAACAGACCCAAGTCTTTCTCTCCTTTAAAGCAAGTAGAACTAGGCATACTGGACGGAACAGTTATTGTGTTCTCAGATGCCCACTTTATTCCTAGTCAGCGTACAACAGCCTTTAAAGGGCTTCTATGGGCTATCCAAGAGTTTAAGCCCAAAGCTATCATCTGTAATGGGGATGCGTTTGATGGTGCGTCTATAAGCCGACATGACGTAACTGAGCAACCAGCGACTACTGTCATTCAAGAACTAAAAGCCTGTCAGGGTGCGCTTAACGAAATAGAGGAGATTGCAAAGTCTGTCCGACATAATGTAAAGCTACTGTGGACATGGGGAAATCACGATGTTAGGTTTGGCAATCGTTTAGCGCAACATGCGCCACAGTACAAAGAAGTATTAGGGTTTAAGCTGACAGACCACTTCCTTGATTGGGAATTCTGTTGGGCGGTATGGCCTACCGAGGATGTGATTATCAAGCATCGATATAAAGGTGGTGTTCACGCTACTCACAACAATACAGTTAACGCTGGTGTTTCAATCGTTACTGGACACTTGCACTCACTTAAAGTTACGCCATTCAGCGACTACAATGGATGTAGATACGGAGTAGATACAGGGACGCTTGCTGAGACTGATGGCCCACAATTTACCTACGCTGAGATAAATCCAAGCAACCACAGGTCAGGGTTTGCGGTGTTAAACTTTTTCAATGGACACTTATTGTTGCCAGAGTTGGCTCAAAAATTTGATGAAAATCAAATAATGTTTAGGGGTGACGTAATTGATGTAGGTGCGTTTTGAGTGCTTGGTTAATTATCTTAACTGGTGGCATCTACGCCTACATTGCTGCTGAACAACTCTACAGAGGAAACCCAAGCATGGCGGTGGTGTACGCAGGTTACGCCTTTTCAAACGTGGGTCTGTACTTGTTGGCTAAGTAGCATCTCTCTGGAAGACTCCGTTAGGCAATAGTACGCCCTTGCGATTTTTAATCTGGTCATACGCAACTTCCATGCAGTTTACTAGATTTATGTCTTGCAGCACACAGTAATTGATAAGACAGACCATAACATCCCCTACTGCGTCTATGACTGCTTCCTTGTCGTGCTTGATGGTTGCATCAGCTAGTTCACCCATCTCTGATACTGCTTTGAGTAGCTGCGACTCTGGGTTGCTGTTGGGAATAATCTTTCTGGCTTCTGACCATTGGATTATCAACATTTCAATGTGTGCGTATGATGACATAACTATCCTTTCTGATTTGCAAATTCGTACCACATAACATAAAAGTCTTTGAGGTAATCAAGACCCTCACCTATCTTTACACACTTACCTAGAACAACTTGGAACACATCTCCGACTTCAGTTTGTTCGTTGTCTGTGTTACCGATAATGACTAACACAGTAAATTTAGGAACTTGAGCAAAAGCCTTGAGTAGCAATTGCTGACCAGTAGCCATTTTCTCGTTAGGTTTCTTCCACTCACCGATTAGGAAGTGTCCCTTTCTCTCGCAAATCATGTCTATGTTGCTAGGCAAGAAATGCGTATTTTCGGGAATCAACCCTCGGAAATCACGGAAGTCAGTATGGGTTGCATACTGATTTCTCATAGAGGTGATGGTACTCATTGCTCGTCTGCAAGCCTAAAGACTCTTTGCACAACTTTCCCATCGTAATCAAAACGGCACGTCTGAATCGTCAAACGATGCTTTCTTGGGCTTATTTAAAGAAGCGTCAGCGTTCTTATTCTTGATAGACAGGGACATAAACTTAGCCCCATCCTTGCTGACCTTTAGCCAAGCAGATAGCCAATATTCTACGCCATCTACATTTAAGCTGCCTTTGTAATCAGGAAACTTGGCATCGTCTTTGCGGTCATTCTTAAAGAGTGAGCCTCGGTTTGTATTGTCGTATTCCATATTTATCCTTTAGCGTTCTTTAACGCACTTCTTACTTTACTAGGAAGCAAAGTCCAGAGAGCAACTTTTTGTTCGCTGTCTAAGTTCTCTGCTTCCAACTTCACCCAAGCACTCTTAGGTTCTTCTTTCTCACAGAGAGCAATTAACTCCATTGCTAACTCTCTGAGATAATTCTGTTCATCTTCTGGGATGGTATCCATTGCGCCCTGAGTAGGCGTGATGATTATCTTTTCTTCCTTATTAGGGGCAGCAGCATCGAAGCTGTCGTTTTCTACTAGGTCACAGGCGCACATATATAAATACCTGCGTTGATACGTCTGCAGGCCGCCCAAGGACTGTATTGCTGACGCACCTTTCATGCTTGACTCAACCATTGGGCTTGTAATGACAATCATCGTGCCATCATCTACGTCTGTAATGGTCAGGCTTGCATACTCAGCGTCAAACGATACTACGCTGCACAAACCAATACGATTAAAGATTGAGTTAACTTGAGGGAGAAAGTCTCCTAACTCAAAGTAGTTGTAACCAGCAAACTTGTTGTGACCAGACTTCTTGAGTGGCATTGCTTGTAATTCCACTCGTGCTTGCATTAACTTCTTGTGTACCATTTCATTTTCCTTTACTTAAATATTCTTCAATCATTGCTTCTTTGTCATCATCGTATAAATCCTCGAAAGGTACGAAGTGATTTTCTCCGCAGCACGAGCCAGTTGTTTTAGGCTCTGTACAGTAGCAACAGTAGTCACCATGCGATAAATCCTTAATTGCGTCTTGTCTTGTAATCATTGGATTCTGCTCACTTGTTTAGCCAACAACCATTTGTCTCCTAACTTCAAGACTGACCTAATCCACTTGCGTTGGTTGTATTGGTTAACTTCTTGTGGAACTTCTTTGTTGTTATAAAGTTCTCTTGCTTTGCGTCTTAATTGTTCTGTGTTCATCTCATCCCCTCCAAGCCAGTAGTACACCGATACCGCCAAAGATAACGATGGCTAACACATACTCAACTAGCGTCTGAATAATCTTACTTTTCATTTGGTTCTCCTTTAATTGGGGGACTAAGCCCCCTGTTGATTTATTCTGACTCGGCTAAAGACTCTAAATATTCTTCATTAGCCCAAGCATTGCCTGTCCATTCAGCGTGTTCCCAACAAGTAAATGTGTTAGCTGGTAACTCTGATAGAGCGTTGTTTCTATCAATTACCCAACGTCCATTTTTTGTTCTGCTGACCCTGACTGTTTGCGCCCAAGGGTTGCGTTTAACTTCTGATTTATAAACTTTCATTTGCTTCTTTCTTAATTACCCACTTACGTTTTGTTATGGGCTGATGTAAGTATATCAAACTAAACACACAAGTCAACAACTATTTTCTAGGTGTTTTCCCTAATGTTGTATTTTTTTCTTAGGGTTTGTCCTAATTGCTTTTCTTGTAAACTTTGCTATACTTGTTAAATGAACATAAAAAAAGCTATCACACTTGCTGGCTCACAGAGTGAGCTTGCTAGAATATTAGGTATCACAAGGGCTGCTGTTAACCATTGGAAGACAATCCCCTTATTACGCATTTATCAACTAAAAGAACTTAAACCAGAATGGTTCAAATGACACAAGAAGCAGTTATCAGAGCATTACAAAACGGCCCACTTACATCCTATCAAATAGAAGACTTAACTGGCATACCTAGACTATCTATTGCAGCTTGTTGCACAAAAATGAGTTACAAGAAGAAATTAAAAATTGGAAAAATTAAGTTAGGACGTTCTTGGGTTTCTCAGTACACCCTAGAGCCACACATGATTGAAGCCGAAAAAGCTGCCAATGATGAGCCTTACGACAAGCTAAATCCTTTTGACATTCGTAATGCCAGAGGTATCTTTTCTAAGGCTGAATATGCAGTAATGAACGCACAAGCTACACGATTGTTTGGTAAATCGTTTTCAGAAGATATTACAAATAACCAGTTTATTTGATACAATGTTTTGAAACACGGCTAGATGCGAAGTCATGAGCGCATTGAAAAGGGTTCCCACTTTTTCCCCTGCCGAGGTTTCTTTCTTTTTAAGTGGCTTTTAAAGTGGAAATTATATGCATTACTATCAGCATCATATTGGTGACTTCATCAAGGATACATCGTTCTTGACCAATGAAGAAATCGGAATCTATCTCAAGTTAATTTGGCTCTACTACGACTCTGAAAAGCCATTGCCAAACAATTTATTTGAACTTGGCATGAAGACAGGAACTAGGGACAACCAAGTTGTTCTTGAGGGTCTTTTAGAGATGTTCTTTATTCTTGATGAGCAGAATAAATGTTGGAATCACACTAGATGCGATAAAGAACTTGAACACTACAAACAGCAATTAACTACTGCTTCTAAGGCTGGTAAAGCATCAGCACTTAAACGAGCGATGAACAAGAATCCAACGAGCGTTGAACAGACGTTAAACGAGCGTTCAACAGAGGTTCAACCAACCAATAACCAACAACCATTAACCAAGAACCAAGATAAGAAGACACTCGGCAAACGCCTCGCTTCTGATTTTAGTTTTCCAAAAGAATGGGAAGAATTCTGCCAAACAGAACGCCCAGAACTTAGCTCTGTTAAAACCTTTGACCAGTTTAAGGATTATTGGATAGCCCAAGCAGGTCAGAAGGGTGTGAAGTTGGATTGGTTTGCTACTTGGCGTAATTGGGTCAGAAGCACTAACGCACCGAAACAAAATCCCTACGATGTTGTGAGGCTCACAGTTCCATCAAAGAATGAGCCTAACCTTGCACTTGAGAAAATTAAAGCTGATGACAAAAAGGCAGTTCCTCCATCTTTAGAAGTTTTGGCAAAGATGGCTCAATTAAGGAGTAGAGCATGAAAGTTCTACCAGTTAACACTTTTGAAGTTGAGCCTTGGTTACTTGAAAAACATTATGCCAAGCGTATGCCACAAATCATGTTTGCGTTTGGGCTTTACAAAGAGGACATTCTTGTTGGTGTGGTGACTTATGGAATCCCTGCTTCACCATCTCTTTGCATGGGAATCTGTGGAAAAGAATATACAGACAAAGTTTTAGAACTTAACCGAGTTTGTTTGTTGGACAACCACAAAAACGAAGCATCATTCCTTGTTGCGAACTCAATCAAACTATTGCCAAAACCTAGCATTGTGGTTTCTTATGCTGACACCAGTAAGGGTCATGTTGGTTATGTTTATCAAGCGACAAACTTTCTTTACACAGGACTTTCAGCTAACAGAGTTGATTGGACAATCAAAGGACAAGAGCATAAACATTCAAAAACCATTAGTGATGGTTTGACGTTAGAAGAAATAAAAGAATTGCATGGTGATGATTTTTATTACACAGAGCGTTCAAGAAAACATAGATACATTTTATTTCATGGCTCTAAGACTGATAAAAAAGTTTTGCGTTCTAAATTAAAGTATGAAGTTTTTCCGTATCCCAAAGGTGACTCTCAAAGATACGACTCAGGAACTTCTGTAAAAACACAACAACTTTTATTTGTATGAGCCATTACGAAGCAAAGACTGTTGAGGTAACTGATGATTTAGGTATTGTCAGATTTGCCAAACTTGAGGATATGCCTTACATCATTTCTTTGTCAAAAAAGGAAAGCGTCAGTTTAGGCTTTATTCCGAAAATGGCATACGAGGCTGCAATCACAGGAATTAAAACTGGTGACAGATGGAGTAATGTTTGCAATGACAAATTGTTTGTAATTGTTTGCAATGGTGATTTGGTAGGTTTCTGTTTAGCAAGTTTTGGAATACCAAACGCTATTAGCAAAAAAGGAAAGATTGCTCAGATTTGTTTGCAGACAGATGCAAGGAAGTTGTTGCGTGGCAGATTGCTCTTGGATACTGTTGTTGACTATGGCAAGACACAAGGCACTATGGCTTTTAGCGCAGGGTGTGCTGATGACCTTGAATCAAACATTTTCTGGAAAGCAATGGGTTGGATTTGCATTGCACAAAGATTTGGCATTTCCCACAAAAATACATGGAAGCAAACTAGCAAACGTGTAATCAATGTTTACCGCTATGACCCTAGCGACTTTTTAATTTTATTATGAACAATTTTCAATGGCCTACAAATGACTCCAGCAGAATTGGAACACTTCAGAAACTGCGAAGCCCAAGAGTGGATACGCAGATTCAACCAAAAGAAATTGACGATTGGCTCAAGCAAAGCGTTGCTCTGGTGGCAGGGTGTGTGCGTGGACTTGGAACGAATCAGAGGAAAGTCAGATACTTTGCTTTTGAGGGACAGAATGACGAGGTTACGAAATGAGACACGCAGCCAGAGTTGACGCAAACCAAGAACAGATAGTTTCTGCGCTCAGGGCAGCAGGTGCTTATGTCTGGATTATTGGCTTACCAGTTGACCTTTTGGTTGGCTATAAGGGACATAGCTTTCTCATGGAAATAAAAAGTACGTCTAAAAAGCGTTTAACAAAGCTACAAGCCGACTTTTTCGAGAATTGGATGGGTGGAACGCTATGTAGAGTGGATAACGCTGAGAGTGCCTTAAGAATGATTGGAGTAGTCAAGTGAAAGCCCCTTACCGAGCGATAGAGTACATCATTGAAAATTCATGCAAATATGCCGAGGCTAAAGCGCAAAGAATCTACCTTGAGGA